ACCACCAACATGGTCACCATCATCATTCATTGTAGGAATGGATGACCAACATCTGATAAATGTATTTAGACCATCAATAATTAATACACGAGAATTCTTGTGTCTATTGATATTCTGGTCTCGGTCTCTTTCAACCGAATCTAAAATGTTTTTGTAGAGTTTCTTCATTATAACAATTCTTTTCCAAAGTAAGTTTCTAATGTACCTAATCTATCATCAGCATCTACCAACATTGTTAATGCCTCTTCAGCATTTTTGTAGAAATCTTCAGTAGAATGGTCACCAATACCCGTTGCCTTGTTTCCAAGAAGTTCTAATGAAAGGAGTGCTTTTGCTTTATCTGCTTCAGCACTCTTCTTTAACATATTAAATAATGTTCTATCCATAATTTTAATCATTTTCACCAGCACCTTCGGCATCAACTTCCATTGCATCAATATCAAGTGTATCTGATTTATATTGTAAGATTGTTTCTTCACATATCTTTTTATAGATTTGTTCTTTAACATCTTCTCTCTCATCCATCAAAGGAATAAAATCCTTAGATTGAAATTTTAATTCTTCACCTGTTTCTGTATCAATGTAAGTGTACCAAGCACCAGCTTGTTTTACTAATTTGTTTTCTTTCATGACTCCTAACCATGAACCATAATTATCAATTCCTCTATCAAAGTAAATCTCAAAATCAGCCGCTCTTAGAGGTGGCCCCATTCTGTTTTTAATTACTTGACAACGAACCTTCATTCCAACAACCTTATCTTGGCCGTTTACCTTTTGTTTGATTTGTCCCATGTTCTTCAATCTCAATCTTACAGAGGCATGGAAAGCAAGAGCTTTACCACCTGAAGTTGTCCATGGGTCACCAAACATAGCATTCATCTTTTGTCTTAACTGATTTGTGAATACCAAAGAGATTTTCTGTCTACCAATCATATTGGTAATCTTTCTCATCGCCTTTGATATAATAATTGCTTTATCAGTAGCATATCCATCTTTACCATAATCTGCTGCTAACTCATTCTTAGTTGAAGCGGCAGCAACTGAATCTACTACGATAGTAACCATTTTATCTTTATCAGTTTGTCTAACTTTCTCAATGATTGTTTCAGTAAAATCAAAGATTTGTTCAACCGAATCTGCTGTTACATAAAGAAGTTTAGAAACGTCAACACCGATTGCTTCTAAAAATTCTCTACTTACCGCAGTTTCTGTATCAATCAATACTGCAACTCCACCTTGTTTCTGTGTTTCAGCTAAAAGGTGTGCTGATAGTAATGATTTACCACTCTGTTCCAAACCTGTAACTTCTGTGATTCTACCAACAGGTAAACCACCATAAGGGCGATTGGAAATGGCCACATCCAACATAGCACATCCAGTCGAAATCCACCCATCTACATTAGTAGGTGCAGTATCATCATCTAAGAAAAATGCTACTTTGGAATCTTTTGATTGTTTGTTTAGCTCACCCGCAAGGATATCCGCTAAATCCATTTCTTTTTTCTTCGCCATATAGTTTGGTATTAATTGTTAAACAAGTCATCAAACGCAGCAGCTACATCATCAGTTTTCTTTGAATCTGAAGTTGTAGTTTGTGCTACTGGTTCACTTTTTGTTTCAGTTGAAAGTGTTTCTTGAGAAACTGATTCTTCACCAGATTCATTCTCACCACTTGGATTCAACCAACCTTCAAGAACTGATTTTAATTCATCATAAGATAATTCAGAATATAAATCTGTAATTGCAGTTTGTGATTCAATAAATGAAGTTGCTTTTTCAGCATCATCACTTACTGGTGTTGTAGATGGTTTAACTCTAATAGTAGTAGTTGGATAAGTAGTACCAGCTTCTTCTGCTGATTTGTACTCGATTGTTAAATCTCTACCACTTGTAGGGTCGGTGATATCACCATAATCAGGGTCAGCAATGTAACCTAAGATTTCTTGATATACAGTTTTACCAAATCCCCAAAATCTTACTCCTTCACCTTCTTCACCTCTAACGATAACAGGTACGAAAGTTCTTAACTTTGGTTCCATAGCTTTTGCAGCTTTCCAATCATCTTTATCACCCATTCTTTTTAGTTTATCAGCAAACTCTACAATAGGGTCTGGTCTACCAAAAGATTGTGGTGAAAGATAAGTTTTGTTGTTAATGTTGTAGTGAAAATACAATTCGATAAACGGATTGTCTTTGTTGAATTTGTAAGGAACGATTCTTACTTGATGCTTACCTGGTGTAGGTTTCCATAATGCATCTGTTTTTCTTTGTGTGTTTTGTAGTTTGTTCAGTCTACTTCTGATTGCGTTAATGTCTAAAGCCATAATTACTCCTTTTAAAAATTAAATTTATTATTGTTTAAGTTTAAATTTTGAGTGCTAAACTAACAACACTCGGTGTATATATAAATATAATAAAACCCAAAAAATACACCGAATTTTTGAGTTATTTTAATACTTTTATTTAGCCCATTTACCACTTGCAACTAACTGTGCAATAATACCATAAACCGATAAATCTTGGAAGGTATCTTCACACGCTTCACCAACATTATCTTGTTTACCAAGTACAACTAATTGTTTTAATCTTTGTACTTTATCATTCAATCTGAACCAAAGTCCTGTAAGTGCAACATTTCTATCTTCTTCTTTTACTAAATCAGAACCAACAGAAATATTATCTGGTCCATAGTTGGATTGTTTTAAACAAAAAAGTTCATATTGGGTAAACATAATCCTTTTGAATTCAGTCGTCATCTCTGGCCATTGTTTTTCCATTTCTGCAACAACTTCTGGATTATCATACTGTAAAACCTCATCGTATTGTGGTTCTACTATTTGTGGATTAAAATTGTGTTCTTTTGATTTTTTAGATATAACTTTACTCATAGTTAGAATTTATTTTATACAAATATACGAAATTATTTTTAAACTTCCAAACAATTTCGTATTTTTTTTAATCGTGATACCAAAATTCATCTCTGGCAATCACTTCCAATCGTTTCCACTCAGCTAATAACTCTTCACGAGTCCACTCAAAGTAGTTTACACTCCTATCCCTAAATCCATAGGCTTCTTTGTGTAAATCACTTATACATTGTAAAAATTGTTCTTTAGTCCATGTGTCAACTGTTGCCATAATTTTTAGATTTTAATAAAAGAAAGAGTTCCAAGCTGTATCAATACTCATTTTGTGAACACCTCTTCGTGGTTCAATATGTTTATTAGATTCGTATCTTCCTCGTTCATCCATATAGGTAACATAACCCTTTTCAGGATAAACACCAATTAATTTTGAACATAAGGTTGGAGCGAAGTTGTTAGAGAACTTTTGTCCAATTACTGCTTTTAAATCGTTTACTTCGTTTTGTGTATAATACATATTTTAAGGTTTAAATAAATAATTTATAATTTTTTTCTTCGTTTGTTGCCGCTACTTCATATGGATGATTGTCATATCTGTAACCCATATTGTAATATCTTTTCATCCATGAAGGTGATTGAAGATAATGCTGATATTCATGAACCAAAGTTTCTATAATATGTTTTCTACTTTTCATCTTTGGATAGTAAAGAACAATTGAGTTATCAATTGAATCAAACTCTGCATCTGGTGATTGTTCTCCCATTGAACCATCATCTTCTTCACCACTCAATCTACCATAGATTGAAGTTTCATATTCGATATAAGGAGTTACTTCAGGAAAGAACTTTGAATACCCATAATACTTTTCAATCTTTGGGTAAACTTCATTAACAATATTTTTTATAGTTTCAAGTTTCATTAGTTTTCTATTCCAATTAGTTCGAAGTTCTCATCACCATTTTCGATATTCACACTTACCCAACGAACATCCTTTCTCCATTCGTTGTTGAACTTGAAAGTGTCATTCATACTCTCTAATCTCATTAGACCAGTTCCTTCGAAAGGTTTAATCATGGTTACTTTCCAAAGAGCACCATGTTCGTTGATTCTACTTTTACCCTTTTGGGTTTTTCCTTTTAATCTTAAAATTTTACCTGTATCAATCATATCTTATCAATCATTTACATAGTAAATATACGAAAAATAAATGAGAAATCCAAGCGAAATCTCATTTATTTTCAAATTATTTTTACACTAAAAGTTATCTCTCATAGCATTTCCTAACAACATTTGTTGTGTTGTTGAAATACCCCATCTTTGATTTGGAAATTGTTCTCTTGCTAAATCCATAATAGCATCTGTACTATCCATTGATGAATTTTCGTGTAATCTAATCCAACCTAAATCATCAGATTCTAATCTGAACCATTCATTCTCAAAGTTTTCACCTGCGAATGTAATCCACATCATATCTAAATTGTTTGAATTGATTTCTTCGTTGAATTCAGTTCCATTAAAAAGAACTCTTGTAATACCAGTTTCTCTATTGATATTTAAAATTTGTAGAGGGTTATTTAAATTTGTCATAATCTTAAGGTTTATAATTTATACCCCCAAGTTACGAAAAAAAGCAATACGAGTCAAGCTTTTTTTGAATTATTTCTGATTAAATTCTATTACCTCGAAGATTCTTGTAGAAATTTTCTTTGTTCCTTCTACATTGGTAACGATGATTGAGTTTTTAAATTTATCCCAATCGATAGAAAATGATTTATCCAATACACCATTGTTTTCTTCTTTAACTAATTCGTTTAGTGCATTGATTGTATAAAGAGTATTAGATTGTTTTTTACGATGTACCAATATAGTATCACTCAATGGTCTTTCAGGTTTATATTGAGTATCTATATTATATGTGACAAAAAGTTCTTCTAAATTACCCTTATTCTGCAGAACATATATGTAGTTATAAACTATGTGGTATGTTTCTCTAATAAGTTGTAAGGTATTTTGAAGTTCCTCTTTAGTTGTAAAAGTACAGAGTAACTGTGTTTGCATATTAATCCTATCTCTCTATTGTTTCCTATATAAATATAATTTGATTGTAGGAAAATATCAAATAGTGAACATAAAGTACATTAGCTCGTAATAAGAGTGTTTATTAGTTGTTAGATGATTTCACCATTAGTGTTATCAGGATGAGTAACACCAACTAACAAACCACCATTTCTTGAACCTTCATGTTCTCTATAAGTTGTAAAATCAAGTTTTTTACAATCATTTGGAAATTCTTTTGTTGCCATATCAACTGTTCCATCACTATCAATTCTCTCTGAGTGAGATGTAATTCCTTGAATACCTCCACTTGTATTTGATGCTGCAGAGTAATTTATATATTGTAATAATTTACCAGGACTTTTACTAACTAATGATTTTGCGTTTTTTTCACCACACTTTTCAATTAGTTTATCCATATCAATGAGTTTTTCAATTTTATCAACTAACTCTTTTTTCTTATCATCTAATTTTTTCTTTGTTGAATCACTCATAGCACCTTTACCATAATAATTTTCATTATCTTGAAGGTCTTTCATAAATGTTTTGTACTCTCTAAGTAATTTATAGTATTCTTTTTTATCTTTAATGATTTCATCCATACCACTTTCTGTTAAAAGTGTATCCATTTCAAGGTCAGAATCAATAATAGAATCTTTTAATCCAATAGCATAACCTTCTTCACCTGGTCTACTACTCGTATTTTCTCTATATTTTTTATTTGAATGATATCTCAACATCTGTTGATTTTCTGTTGGGAATCCCATCACTTTTACACTACCATCATCACCAACTTTTACACTCACACCAGTAACTCTTTCTCCATTTACACCATCATCTGTTTTAACTATTTTATCTGATGCTGGATACGATGGGTGAGCAGGAAGATAAACTTCTTCTCCTCTTGCAAGTTCGTAACTATAAATGAATACTTCTGCCTGATTTTTTATCATTGATTTTGCTATCTTAGGATCAACAGCAATAATCCTTTGAGTATATTTACCCCATGCGTTTTGAAGTTCTTTTGCAGCTTCTTCATTAGGTAACCTACCTTTATATTTTTCTAATATAGCCTTTTGTTCATTTTGATAATCAACCATTGCATTACCAATTTCAGGACTTAATTTCATTGTTTTTTCAAGTTCTCTTGCCTT